ACGCAGCTTCACTGATGTTGGTTATCACCGACCAATCCCGAGGTTGCAGGTTCGAGTCCTGTCGGGGGCGCAGTTCGATACTTGGCGTACCGTCTGAGTTATCCGTAACGAGATAAGCGACCGACACCCCTAGGACATCGGCAACTGTAGGAAGGTCTTCCAGCGGCCACGCCCGCCCGCCGCGCCACCTCTTTGAAATCGTCGCTTGCTGCAAGCCAAGCGCATGGGCAATATCCCCTTGATAAAGGCCACGACGCGCCGCCTCTGCACGAATATTTGACGCAACCACATCAACAAGATTTGTTGTACTCATGCGGAAAGCATATACCAAACCGGCATAACTAGCAATAGTTTGGACACTAAAAGTTCGATACGGCTTGATTTTTCATTTTCCGATATGGAATACTAGTTTCCATGACATCAACACAAACCGTCGTGACTCGCGTGGTACGAAACTACCTGCACGACTCTGGAATTTCGCAGCGATCACTAGCCGCAGAACTTGGAGTCACACAAGCCACTTTGAGCCGAAAACTTTCAGGTATCCGTACTTGGTCACTTGATGATCTTGACCAACTTATTCAAATCGGCGTTCCTGTCAGTTTCGATATTTTCGGCGCTGCGATCAATGAGGAATACGCACAAAAGGAGTCCAAATGAACCCGCTAAGCAACATGCAACAGCTTATTTATGTACTGCACGCACTCTACAAAGTTGATTGCCTTCTTGAAGACCTACAGCTTCAAGCAAAAGACGCGCTCGCAGAGACAGAGAAAGCCGAGCGCGCGCTACTGAATCTACGTCTGCAGCTTCGCAGGAGTCTTGACGAAGGGTTTGGCGTTTTTGGAGATCGAGGTGAAACCGATGAGCGTTAACAAATCACTGTTTGCTTCGTTCCTTGTATTTGCGCTGATGCTTATCTCAATTCTTATTGCGACGTTCATGTTTGACAGCTACCGCATTACGTGGCCTCATTACGCGGCTTTCGGCACTGCCCTCGCTTGGTACGGTACTGAGCTTCACAGGAGCGAAAAAGAATGACGCGCTGCATCACTGCTCACGCATCTGTATTCAAGATTCTTGCAGCCCTACGCAAAGCCGGTTGGGGCGATCTTGCAGGTGCTCATCATCGTTGTCACCGCGCGATCCTTGACACTCTCGTGTCGGTCTCGCGCTCGCAGGGACAAGACTTCTCCGGATACTTCAAGATCACCACGATGCAGCTCGCTGATAGAGCAGGCTACACGGATCGGCATGTGCGCGCGTGCATTCCCGATCTTGAAGATATGGGACTCATTACGTGGCATCGCGGTGGCATCTCTGAGGGCAAGCCTCAGCCCGGCTTTATGCGAATCAATAAGACTGCGCTCGTCGCTCTTGTTCGCTCTGCTCGTCCCGCGTATGACCGATTGCTGAATAAGCGCAGGAAGGAAACGCAGGAGCGCTTGCAGAAGCTCAATCGCATGGTGATTTTCCCGCAAAAACCTCAGCGCGTTTCAGCGGATAAGTCTCATGCGGAAATGGTTTCAGACCTCCCTCTATATAGGAGAGCAAGCGCCACCGGCGCGCTTGCTCATGCACAGAATGTTTCTCCCGCTGTGGATACAGCGGTAACACAGAAAGCAAATGAAGCGATGCCCATGATGATCACCTATCAAGCATACATGCAGAAGAAGTATTCAGGAGTGCCGTCATCTCGATGGCTTGATTATATCGACACTGATCCTGTAGCAGAAGAACTAGCCGTATGCGGTGCGATGACTTATGACGAGCTGCGACGCTTCGAGACTGATCTACGTATGGATCACGTGAACCTCACGGGAGTGGGGACACGGGTATGAGCAGGTACGAGGTCAAGGAATCAATCAAAGCAGTGATTGACTCTATCGATGACGCTATTGATGAGCTGCCTTCATCCCCTTACTCATGTAGTGCAATTCAGCTGCAGATAGCTACCGAGCTACACACCTCACGAGCACGCATGATGCAGGTGCTGTCGCAGGTCAATCTCACTGATGACGAGGGCATGTGATGGCTTGGGGTGGCAGGAAGGTCGGTGAGCTGAAGCTACTCGTAGCTGCTACGTATGGCACGCGCTGCTACGTATGTGGCAAGCCCATCGATATGACGCTGCGATATCCGAGCAAGTGGAGTGCAACTGTCGAGCATGTCCGACCTCGAAGCAAGGGCGGCACTGATGACCTGAAGAACCTCCGGTTATCGCACTTGCACTGCAACTCCAGCCGTGGAGCCAAGGCAATTGTCAAATCTCGTCGTTGTTTCATCGATCCAGCCATTGAAAAAGCCCTCAAAACAGGCCCTCTTTAAAGCCCCCCTGACCCACAGGAAGGCCCGCACCTCCCTACCCCCCCCGGAACCGGGTAAAAACGGTCAAAAACGAGTGAAAAGCACACGAAATGCAGGAAAAAAACTACGAAATCGAGGAACCGATGCTATGGGAACAACCAAGGCAGATCGGCCCTATCGAAGAAAATGTAAAAAAGGTGATTACTGACCTCGAAGAACAAAAACTACTTCGTGGAAAACACCTCGCTACCGCTGCTACATGTCTTTCAATGGCAGCAGCTGTCGATAAAGGAATGCTCGGCGGGCCTAAAGGCGTGAGCGTAGCGACTGCGCACCTCGCGCGCCTGCTCATGGAATCTATCGACACGCTTCCTGAGCCTGATCGTGGTCAAGATGAGTTTTACGACGCTCTCGATGCTCAGCTGCAGGCCCTCACAGAAGAAGCGCTCGTATGAGTGGAGAAGCTCGCTACGCTACGCGTCGAAATGAAGCTAATCCGACGTATGGGGCACGCGTCGCTCACATCGCAGCTACCGTCATGGGCACTCCCCTCATGCCGTGGCAGCGACAGGTAGCTGATGTGGCTCTGGAGCTTGACCCGAATAATCCCGGAGCTTGGCGCTATCCCACCGTTGTAGTCTCTGTTCCTCGACAGTCAGGCAAGACAGCGCTCATGCGCGCGGTTGCTGTTGATCGTATGCTCTCGTATCGCTCGCACCTGATCCAGATGACAGCGCAGACAGGTAAGGACGCTCGAAAGCGCTGGGATCAGATCGTAGAAGCGCTGCGCGTCGATAAACATCCCAAGCGTTTCAAAAAACTTGCATCTAAGGGATCAGAGTCCCTCGAATATTTGCGCTCAGGATCGAAAATCCAGCCGTTCGCTCCCACTCCCACCGCTGTGCATGGTGACAGCCTCAATCTCGTAATGATCGACGAAGCTTGGGCATTTGATGAAGTATCAGGAACCGCGCTCACGGCTGCAGTAGCACCGACATTCCTAACGGTGATCGACTCGCAGCTGTGGATCGTCTCGACGAAAGGCACTGCGAAATCCGCATACCTGAATAGTCTGATCGAGCGAGGACGTGCAGCTGTAGACGATCCAGATAGCGCGCTTGCCTATTTCGAGTGGAGCGCAGACCCTGAAAAAGCCTCGTGCGATCCTTACAGCCTCGAAACTCTGAGCTTCCATCCCGCTATCGGGCATACGCAGACCTACGAAAAGATTCTCACCGTCGGAAAAGACGAAGCGCGCTCGACTTGGCTCCGCTCATATCTGAATCTCACTGACAGTACAGGCATCCAAAGCATTGTTGATCTTGCCGTGTGGGACTCGCTATCTGCAGATATTGATATGCCGGATGATCCCGGAGACGTGACGCTTGCCTTCGATGTCGCAGAAGATCGAAGCGCTGCGACGATCTATGGCGCGTACAAGACAGCAGACGGAGTGCACATGCGTCTCGTCGCTACTGATAACGGCTCTACATGGCTCGCAAACATGCTCGCGCGCTTGCATGATGCGGGATACACGCGCATCGTCGCTGACTCTGTAGGCCCTACGCGCACCGTCGTTGATGAAATGAAAGCCGGGGGCATCGAAGTCGAAACGCTCACGAGCCGTGAATATGCATCAGCGTGTCAGTGGCTCGTCGACAAGACCACGGCTGGAGAGATCAGCCACGATACGAATCACCACGTTTCGACAGGGCTCGAAACAGTTGAACTAACAACAATCGGTGGTACGAAAGCCTTCTCACCCACTCGCACCGCAACCCCCATCGACGCACTACGCGCTCTGACAATCGCTGGATGGAGCGCAGCGACACAGCAAACCGGATTACAACTCTTCATTCAGGGATAACCATGTACAACATTTATGTAGACGGCTCCGACTGCACTTATCTCCCGATCTGCTCATGCGGATGGCGTGGTGACATCTCCCGCTCGCGCTCATACGCGTGGAAGAACGCGCGAACTCACGAAATGTCCTGTCACGTCGGTGGAACGCAGGCAGCGCACGCGCTCGATAACGACACTCGGCGCGTCGCAGCTAAAAAGCGTGGAAAAGTCGCAACACGATAACTGTCATGAAGTTGCTCGAAGCAATTGGGATCAGCACGCGCGGTGCGCAGCAGAGTCTCTCCCCTGCTGTGCTCCCGCCCGCGCGTGAGGACAGCTTAGGCATTGATGCGCTCATTGGCTTAGAGAGCGTGTTTCGCTCCCTCACCTACCTGCAGACTCTCGCTGGACAACTCACGATTGACTGCTTTAAAGCCGCAAAGCCGGTCGCCTCGCAGCTGATCGATTCCCCCACGTTTGGAATGACTCAGCGTGAGTGGATCATCAGGAACGTTGCACAGCTGTCGATCAGTGGCAACGCATTCTGGAAGATCACTCGCGATCCTGCAGAGAAAGTCATCAATATTGAGGTGATCGACTCTTCTCGCGTCACCGTCGCACAGGATGCGAACTACAAGGCCGTGTACGCTATCGACGGTCAGGAAGTCCCCTCATCGTCTATCGCTCACCTGCGGTACCTCACGCTTCCAGATCGTCAATTAGGACTAGGCCCGATCCAAGCGGCCCGCGCTGGCCTAACCGGAATGGTCAAACTGCAAAAGTACGCAGACGATCTATTCACGCGCGGTGGTATCCCCTCTGGCATCCTCACCACCGATCAAGCGCTGACATCTGAGCAAGCAGAAGAAGCTTCACGTCGGTGGGATACCAATATGCGCGCTGGAAAGACAGCTGCGCTCGGTAAGGGCCTCGACTGGAGAAGCGCAGGCGTGAGTCCCGCTGATCTTCAATGGCTCGAATCGCAAAAATGGAACACCACGCGCATTGCGCGTCTCTTCGGCATTCCACCTCACAAGCTCGCAGCCGCTGTTGAAGGCGCATCGCTCACCTATCAGAATATCGAGCAATCTTCGCTTGACTCTCTGCGCGATACACTCATGGGCTATCTCTCCCCTATCGAAGATGCTCTCACGCGCCTTCTCCCTCGTGGGCACTATGCGCGCTTCAACCTCGACGCAGTACTTCGTCCCGATACCAAGACACGCTATGAAGCACATGAAATCGGCCTGCGCGCAGGATTCTTGACAGTTGACGAAGTGCGCGAAATGGAAGGCCGAGGCTCAATCCAAGCAGGAGAACCCAAGGAATGAAAACCACCACTATTGACCTGAACTGCAGGTTTACCGGCGAAAACGAAGCAGAATCGCGCACGTTCACCGCTATCGGCGTGCCGTGGAACAGTGTGTATGACACAGGATGGGGATACCGAGAGCGCTTCGCACCTGACAGCGTAGACGCTACAGGCGCTGTCCTCGTCTATCAGCACAGTGAACCTATCGGAACGATCACTGCGACGCGCTCAACTGATGCTGGCCTTGAAATCGACGCGTGCATTTCAAAGACACCGCGTGGTGACGAGGTTTATACGCTGCTTCGCGATGGCGTGCTGCGCTCGATGAGCATCGGATTTGAACCTATCGACGTTCGCGAAGAAATGCTCGACGGTGAACCAATCGCAACGATCACGCGCGCTCGCGCAGTTGAATTTTCTGTTGTCCTCAATCCCGCTTATAAAGACGCTTCCATCACGGAAGTGCGCTCTCAGGAAGGAACCAACCCAATGACCCAATCGACCGTCGATATCGACGCACTGCGCGCAGACGTGGATCACCTCACGCGCGCTGTGAGCCTGATCAATACCCCTGAGCCTGCAGCCCCCGTCGCTGACACTCGCAGCGCTGGAGACTTCCTAAAGGCTCTTGCAACCGGAGACGAAGCGACTCGCGCAGCATTATCGCCGTTCATGGCCCGTAACTACGACGGTGGCGTGTCAGGTGACGATAAGCGCACCGAAACTCCCGTATTCATCCGCGATCTAACTCGCATCATCGACAACGCGAATCCAATCGCGAAGCTGTTCGCTACAGGCGCGCTCCCTGCTACCGGCATGAGTGTCGAGTTCGCAGAGCTGGACACCAACACCGTGCAGGTAGGCAAGCAGGAAACCGAAGGCGCTGACCTTCACCGCGGTAAGGTGTCTGTCAAGACGCGCACCGCTGCTATCGAAACGTTCGGCGGTGCAGCGACGCTGAGCTTCCAAGAAATCCAGCGCTCGACATCTCCGATGGTTGCACTGCATTTGAAGGCGATGGCAATCGACGCAGGCCGCGCAGCTGCTGAAAGCTTCCATACCTTCTATGACAAGACAGTTGCAGCGTCAACGGCAACGGCTATCGCGATCAAGAAGGCAGCAACCGAAATCAAATGGGCAGACCTGCTCACAATGATTGTCGACGCTTCGCACGCCTATCAGGAGCTGTCTCTGTCGCTCGATGGCCTCATTGTGGACCGCGCAACGTTCCTTGCTCTCGGCTCGCTCACTGACACCTCTAACCGTCCTCTGCTCACTGTCACTGGCAGCGGCATGAACGCGGTAGGCTCACTGAACACCTCTGCGCTGACTGAGGAAATCGGTCCCTTGAAGATCGTTCCCGACTTCTCGGCAACCGCTGAAATGACGAAGAAGAAGATCGTCGGCACCTTCTTTAACTCCGAAGCGCTGCGCACGTACACCTCTGGACTCGCTCACCTGCAGGATGACAACATCATCAACCTGTCTCGCGATATGAGCGTGTACTACTACGCTGCACACGCGGCTGAGATTCCAAGCGCATTGATCCCCTTCAAGGTCGGCGCATGAGCGATGTGCAACTGGCAGAGCGTCTCCGGCATCACGTGGGTGCCGGAGCCTCTACCACGCTCGAATCTCTCGATCAGATCGTGAGCGAAGCGCAGGCCCTCGTCGAAGCGTTCGCAGGAAAGCACCGCGAAGCGATCCCCGGCCCCGTGTGGGAGCGCGCAGTGCTCGAATGCGCCTCGGAGCTTTACGCGAAGCAGAACGCTATCGGCGGCATCGTTTCCGACTTCTCAGACGGCCCTACAGTCCGTTTAGCTCGTGATCCGATGGTAGCCGCGCGGCCGCTCTTGGCCCCTTATGTGCCCTTGGGATTTGGATAATGAACGCGATCCGAGAAGCACGCGAACTCTTCGCGAACACGATCCGCGAAGCGACCAACTTCGACGTTTACGACTACGAGCCTGATCGACTGTCACCACCGTGTGTGCTCGCAGTCCCTCCCGATAGCGGAACGTGGATCACTCGCACGTCATATGGAGCGCTCACCGTAGGTGTGCGCATCCTGCTCATCGTTCGGCCCGGAGATAACAAAACGAATCTCGAAGCGCTCGACGAAATGACCTCACAGGTCATGGACTCGCTCGACGAATCTGTTACAAACCTTGAAATTTCCGCGCCGTTTACCCTTCTCGTCAACCAGACAACGAGCTTCCCTGCTCTTTCCATCACGTGCAACGTGAACATTCTCAACTGAAAGGACAACCATCATGGGAGCATCTCAGACAGCACCGAAGGAATCTCCGCGCCTGCGCGGTAAGAAACTCGGATTTAACCTCAATGGCAAGGAAGTTTGGCCCGATATGTCGAGTGCCGAGCTTGCAGCAGCCGATAGCTCCGATGGAGACACCTTCGGAAGCATTCAGGCCGGTGGAACCACGATGAAGCTGAGCCTCTCAGCGATCCAATCCACCGCTAAGACGAGCCTGTGGCGTTTCCTCTTTGAGCACGTCGGTGAAACTGTGCCCTTCGTGTTTGCACCTCACGGCAACTCGACTCCCACCGCTGATGAGCCGATCATCACGGGTAAGTGCACCATCGAAAAGCCCCCCGCGCTCACCTCGAAGGTGAACGAGACTTCTACGTTCGATATTGAGCTTCCCGTTACCGAATGGAAGCTCAACGAGACCGGGCCTCTCCCCTCCTGATGCCTATCGTCGGTTACCGGATCGAAGGGCTATCTAAGGCTCTTCGTGCTCTGGAAGCAGCCGGAGCGGACAGCGACAACCTGCGCGGCCTGATGCATCAGGTCGGTGAACTCGTCGCAGCTCGTGCACGTGAACTCGTCCCGTATGACAGCGGTATGCTTCACGGCTCGATCCGCTCCGGCTACGCGAAGCAAAAAGCAACGATTAGGGCAGGCTTTGAGTCTCGGCCCGTCAGATATGCAGCCGTCATTCATTACGGATGGCCTAAGCGATCTATCAAGCCGCGCCCGTTCTTGACAAAAGCCCTTGAAGATAGGCAGCTTCAAGCTCTCGCAGCCCTCGAAGAAGGCATGGGAGCGATCCTGCATAAACGTGATTTGAAATGAGAAACAATGAACTTTGATAGTTTCACGATTGCTGAAATCCGGCTCATGGAAGAAATTTCTGGAGTCTCGTTCCGGCAAATTGAGAAGGAAACAACCCCCATCGGCGGCATCTTCCAAGCGATCATTTTCGTGGTCGCTCGGCGCATGGGTAAGCCTCTCACGCTCGATGAAATCGATGCTCTTTCGATGAAGGAAGCAGAGCCCTATTTTGAAGGACTCTACGAAGGCGAAAACCCTACGAACTGACACGCGCACGGCAAAAAGCACGCGTGTGTCTCGCAGCTCATATGCAGCCGAGCGAGTATGAAAACCTCACTCTGCTGGAGCTTAGAGAGTTCATCTCTGTCATCAACCAACAGCGCACATAGGAAGGTCCCGCGATGGGTAAACAAACCGTAGTTGTCAATATCCTTGCAAATACTAGCGGATTCCGTCGCGGGATCGACCACGTCACAGGCGCTCTTGGCACTCTCACCTCGACAGCAACAAAAACTGTCGGCGCTCTTGGCCTGTCGTTCGCAGGACTTGCAGCGACGAAGGGCATCGCTCGCTCGATGAAGATCGAGGAAGCACAAGCAAAGCTGCGCGCTCTCGGCGCTGATGCAGCAACGGTAAGCCAAGTATCAGAAGATGCCCTGAAATCTGTCAAGGGCACTGCCTACGGCCTCGACGCAGCTGCAACCGCCGCCGCCTCTGCGATGGCAGCGCAGATCAAGCCCGGCAAAGACATGGCCCGCTATCTGAGCCTCGTCGCTGACACTGCTCAAATCGCAGGCGTGAGCATGGAAGAAATGGGCAGCATCTTCGGAAAAGTCGCAACTAACCAAAAAGTTACGACGATGGAGATGAATCAGCTCGCTGATAAGGGTATCCCGATCTGGAAGTACCTATCAGACGAGTACGGTGTAAGCACCGAAGCTCTGCGAAAGATGGTCACCGATGGCAAGGTAGACCTCGATCACTTCCTTAGCGCTATCGAGAAAAATATTGGTGGTGCTGGCAAGATCATGGCAGACACCACTAAGGGCGCATGGTCAAACATGGTCGCTGCTGTCTCTCGCTTTGGTCAAGTCGCTTCGTCTCCGATCTTCCCACATATCAAAACTGTCTTTTTTGAAGCGACGAAGGGCATCGATGCTCTCACCTCGGCTATCAAGCCATACGCTGACAGGCTCGCTGAGTTTCTCGGCCCTCGCATCCAAGCGCTGCTATCTGGAGTAGGTGAGCGCGTCGCAGGCAAGATCATTGAAGGCGCGAACCGCCTCTCTGAGCTTCCAACTCGCGTCGCAGCTGTCATGGAAGCGGTGAAATCTCGTATCCGAGACGCAACAGGTGTCGATCCAGATGCAGTCGCCACGCGCTTCACCGCTATCGCAGGCAAGATCACCGTCGCTCTGCGCGCGATGCTTCCCGCGTCACTTCCTGATTTCGCGAACGGAATCGGTGAAAAGCTCGGCTCTATTTTTGAAAATCTTCGCCCGATCCTGCAAGGCACGTTTAGTGCTCTCGCGCCTCTGCTCGCACCTATAAAAGAAGCATTCAGCCAGATTGCCCCCGTCATCACGCAACTAATTGCCCCTGCAGCGCAGCTTGCTAGTTCATTTTCTCCCCTGCACTTCCTGATGCAGTCGCTCGTGCCGATGCTTCCCAAGCTTGCCGGTGCACTATCGACGGGAATCGGCGCTGTGCTTCCTGTCATTACGAATCTTGTCACCACGCTTGGGAACACTCTCGCGCCGCTGCTACCCACTCTAGTGACACTCGTGCAGACACTTGCCGATGAAATCGGAAGCGTGCTCATGGATGCGGTGGTATCTATTCTTCCTACCGTCGCAGCGCTCGTCTCAACTATCGCTGAGGTTGTCACGTCGGTGCTCCCGTCGCTCACACCTCTGCTGCAGGGTATCGCTGATGTCGTGCAGGCAGTTGTGCAGGCAGTCCTGCCTCTCGTGCCTATCGTCACCGCGCTTGTTACGCGCGTTGTCGCTGCGCTGATGCCTATCTTACCGACGCTAGGAAATCTTCTCGCTACTGTCGCAACTCTGCTTGGGCACCTATTTACTGCGCTTGCTCCGCTGATTACTGCTATCGGTAACATCGCATCCGTTGTGCTGAACGTTCTATCAGTGATTCTGACCCCGCTAGTTGATGTCCTCAGTCTGATTGCGCAGGTAATCACCACCGTTCTTAGCACCGCTCTAACCGCTCTCGATCCAATCATTAGCGCGATCACAGCTGTAATCTCGACGTTCGCGAATATCCTCACTGGCGTGGTCGCAACTGCTGTGCAGTTCGTCGGTGGGATTATCTCGACCGTGTGGAACGCGATCTATTTTGTAACGCAGAGCGTTTGGACTGCGATATCAACTGCTGTAGGCAGTGCAGTCAAGTTCATTTCTACGATTGTTTCTACCGTTATTTCAACTATTACGAACATCTTTAACGGTGGATGGAATGCGATTGTAGGAACTGCGCGCAGTGCTATGAGCTGGCTACAAAACGCTGTCTCAGGTGGCCTTAGCACCGTAGTAGGCGTGATTGCTTCCCTGCCTTCGCGCGCACTCGGTGCGCTTGGGAATCTTGGATCAGCTCTGTGGAACGCTGGCTCGCAGCTGATTCAAGGCTTTATTGACGGCATCAAACACATGTTTGGCAAGGTCAAGGACAGTCTCGGATGGCTCACGAATAAGCTCACGAGCTGGAAGGGACCGGAGTCGCTCGACCGTCGTCTGCTCACGCCTGCTGGCTCGATGATTATTGATGGCCTTATCCACGGCTTTGAGCGTAGATTCCCGGCTGTGCGAAGCTCGCTCGGTGGCCTCACCGACATGATTTCTAACACGTCATTTGACGCGCTCGATCCGAACGCGATCAGCGCTGCAGGTGGACATGTAACTGTCGTGAACATCCGCGTCGATGCGCAGATGCTTGAACCAACCCCCGAAAACGGTAGGAAGCTCGCTGACAGCCTCAATGAGTACATGCGACTGAATGGGGTGAACCGATGATTAAACTCGCGCCGCCGCGCGCTGATGAGTGGAGCGGTGGAACAGTTCAGCTGCTTGGCACGCGCACCGTGATTACCGGAATCACTACAGCCGCTGTCTGCAGAATCGAGTATCTTCCTATCGGTCATACGCTCACTGTGAGTGCTCGCGTGCGATCCGCAAAGAAGTGCGCTGTCACCGTCGCTGAAACCTATCACCTCATCCCTGCGAACACACCCACCACCGTTGAAGCGACGTTTACCTGTGGTGCAAGCTTTGAGATCACGATTGCTGGAGCAAATCGCGTTGAGCTGGAAAACCTCACGATTACCGACCCCGTGCACATTCCCGCTGAGCCGTATCCCGCGCACGTCCTAAGCCTGCAGGCGTATTTCCCGCTGATTGGCGCTCTCGGCGCGCGCTTTGATCACTCGCGCTTCAATCGCGATGCATACAGTCACGGTGTCCCGCACCATAGCGCTGCAATGTTTAACGAGTCTCTATGGGATACGAAGCGTTTCTATAGCGAGAATCTCACTCATGATTGGCAGGATATTACCGCGCCTGTCACGTCGCTGAGCGTCACGCGTGGGGTAACGAATCGCGGCCCGATTTTCGCAGCAGAAGTCGGAATCTTAACTATCTCTGCAGCGGGTGGCCTCGATCCTCGCGAACTTGGATTGACCTACGGAGCGCCTGTGCGTCTCGTGTATTGGCCTGATCGTGTTCCCGTGTTTACCGGCAACCTCACGAGTCAGTCAATCGAGTTTCAGCCTCCGCGCTCGGCAACACCGTATTATAACGTCACTCTCACCGCGTCTGATGCAGTGGCAAGACTCGCACAGATCACGCGTCACGGTGCGCGTGTTGATGCATCTAATGCGCCTGAGCCGTGGGTTAGGCGCATCGAGCGGCTCATGCGCAGCGCTCCCGATGTTGCATATTCAACGCCGTCATCTTCCTATGTTGATATGTGCCCGTCCGTTTGGGAAACAAATCTAGCGAAGCATATCGACGCGGCCTGCGCGTCGGTTGGTGGCATGTGGTGGGTATCGCGAAACAACATCGTAAATATCAGCGCTGCGCGGCCCTCGACCACCGCGGCTATCACTCTTAGCGACGCTGAGGATACGGACCTGCAGCAGCGCAGGTGGAGCTACACCGCTAGTGATACAAAGTGGGATTCAGGGGAAACAATCGCCTCAATTACCGTGACTAACCACGGTATGAAGATCGAAAATGGCGATTTGCGCGCAGACGATGCGACAACCGTTGTCACTGATCCTACGGCCTCGACCGCATGGAACGGCACTAATGCAGCTGTAGATATGACTCTATCTGCAGGAGTGGAGCAGGCCGCGCGCAGCCTACTTCGGCGTGCCACTGAATTGCCGGTCCCCTCGCGCGTCACTATCGAGCCTTCGCACCGCTCTGGCCCTAAGAATCGCCTCGATCATATGAGCGCAGCAGCAGTCCTCGATCCCCTCACCTCCGCTAGTGTCGCAACGCGTGGTGACGCTCACTCGACAGTAATTACGCGCATCAGCCACTCTATTACCCCTCGCACGTGGAAAACAGCCCTAACACTTGTAGCAAACCGATAAGGAGACGCGATGAAAAAGTTTGTACCCGGCGAACTCGTTCGCGCTGAGGAAATCAACGCGAATTTCTCAGAACTCTACACAGAGCAGACAGTGACGCTCCCTGTCTTTGATGGAGCTTGGCGACATGATCCCGGTGGTGGAGTCGCTCGCACAGTAAACGGGACTACTCATCTGAGTATCAGCCTCGTGCGCACTGGATCAAGCTTCCATATGGGACCCGGTGGCATCATCGACGTGATGCGCGTGAACAATCTCGTGCGCGTACCCTCAACGCGTGAATGGGTAATTTGTGGCACGCTTTTTGGCCCCGGAATTTGGCCCATGCCCATATTTCTTGATAAAGGATTGGTACGGGTGTTGTGCTACGGAGACGTTGATATTCAAAACAACGGAGCATACCGAGGGTATGCAACGTGGACGGTAGGGCAGCAATGACACGAATCGAGCCTAATTGGGCTGTAACCGATGTACGTCAGTCCGAGAATTACGACGAAGGCCGTCCCGCTGGACCACCTACCGGAATTGTGATCCATTGGTGGGGACTGCCTGAGTGGAATCAAACTCATGATGGAGTTGTAGATTTCTTGTGCAACGGCAATCGCAGCGCGCGCACATCCGCTCACTATGTTGTCTCTGCAGGACGTATCACGCAGATCGTCTCTGATAACGATCGTGCATGGCACTGCTCCGGTAATAACCTGCGCACCATCGGCATTGAGTGCCATCCAGCGTGCACAGACGATGACCTGCGCACAGTGGCAAAGCTCGTCGCAGCGATCCGCTTTGAGCACGGATATTTACCCCTCTCTCGTCACTGCGATCACTTCCCCACTGCCTGCCCCGGAAACTACTCAGACAAGCTTGCAGAAATCGACCGAATTGCAAATGAAGGAGAATTTGACGAAATGCAACTCACCGACCGCATTACTCGTCCCGATGGACATAACGCTAGTGTGGCAGATATTCTTGCCTATCTTGATCTGCGCGTTGAGCGCATCGAATCTGCTTTGCTCGGTGGTGTCGAAAAAAAGGGCTCAGATGGCAAGGGCACTGGAGCGATGACTAACACCGTCGATGAAACCGCGTGGAATGCGACGAATTTCAGCCGCGTTTACGACGGAATCGCAGCGCTTAACAAGCGTCTCGACGATCTTGCAAAGATGATCGAGGCAGGTGCGAAGTAAATGGAAACACCTCAGTATGCCAATTGGCTTACCCCTCAGCTCCGCGCATGGCTATACGGGATTACCACAGCGCTCGTCCCGCTGCTCACAATTTATGGGATCGTCGATCAAGCTACCGCACCGCTGTGGATTGCTCTCGCAGCATCGGTGCTCGGCACATCGACTGCCCTCATGCATACCCCACGAGCAGATAATGAACGCAGCAGCTGAGCTGATAACCGCTCTCGGCGGCTTTGGTGGCCTAGCGGCTACAATCACAGGCATCGCTACTCTCGTTGCTGCAAGGCGCACAGCCGATCAGTTAGAGCCTAATCACGGATCATCGGTTAAAGATCAGCTCGACCGCATCGAGCGCTCTCTTGACGAGCACGGCAATCAGCTCGATCATCAAAGCTCGCAGCTACTGCAGATTACGCGCAGGGTGGATTCTATCGACGATCATGCGCACGATAGTCACAGCGAAATGCGCAAACGCATCGCTTCTCTTGAAGCAGAGCGCTCACGCAGCCGCTTCGATGACACGCCTTAGCGACGCGTCTGCGATTTGCAGATATACAAGCGTGGTCTCAGGTGACGCGTGGCCTAACACTTTCTGGAGTGCCACGAGGTCACGCGTCGCCTGATATGCGCGCGTCGTAAACGTATGCCGGAGAGAGTGCATAGTGACTCCCTTCGGCATCGCTCTGGAGACGAGAGTGCCGAGCCAAGCAGCGCTAATATGACCCGAATCCAGACCGGGGAACACATACCCCCTGTGCTGTCGCAGCTCGCCTGCAAGCGAAGCGGTAAGCGGAACGATACGAGGCTTATTGCCCTTCCCGTGGACTATTAAGGCTGTGCCGTCGCCTGTTTCGATTAGATCAGTATCGACATTGATACAAGACACTTCGGCACGTCGCAGTCCTATCTCCACTGCTAGGCGCGTTGCTAGGCGCACTCTGTAATCCCGTGATTGTAGGCATCCTGCAATCGCAGCACTGCTTGCAGGATGCGGAGCAGCAGGACTTTTCCGCACGCGCGGTACCTTCGGCATCGCGTCGCAATATCCTAACGATAATGCCCATGTGTAGAATCCCTTAACAGACTGAGTTGCTGATCTACGCGTGGATTGTGACCATTTCTGCGCTGCTGACCACTCGATGACTGCTGTCTGCTCGATTTCAAAGGGAGCGCAATCGATCCATCGAGCAAATCGCGTAATCCAGCCTCTTCGCAGCTTCACTGTCTTTGGAGTGCATCCTGCAGCTAGTAGATATCGTTCATATTCCGAGGCCAATCCCGCCCAATCGACCGGCATCGTAATGAGTTGCATATACAGATAATTACGCGGCTGCGATCAGCTCGCATTCAGAATCACTATTAGCGAAACACCTCGACGCAGCTTCACTGATGTTGGTTATCACCGACCAATCCCGAGGTTGCAGGTTCGA